AGATAAAGATTGCTATCATGTACTTGGCGGAAACCAAGGAAATGCAATGAGTGTAACAAGAATAGTAAAAACAAGATTGTATCAAGCAAGAAGAACAGCCTGGAAAGTAGCACAACCTGCAAATGTACGCAAGGTCATGTTGGATGCTAAAGGTACAATCAGTAAAAATGAAGCATAATGAAATTTAGAAACAACTGGAATTCCCCTGCCAAACAATGGGACAAATTAGCAATAAGATTAAGAATATCTGCATTAGATATCTTAACAATAGAAATAGATATCTCAAGAGAATTCTATATGTTAACAATTTTAAACTTAACAATTAAAAACAGATAAGTAATTAAACTTATTAAATGCACAGTAATCCAGGTATGTTCTATATCTGGATTTATTTTTTTAAATGTTTTTTGTTTAAACAAAAATTGTATATTTGTCTAAACTTTAAATATATAAAAATGGAAAATCAACAACCAGAACAAGAGATGTCACATGAAGAGTTGACAGCAAGAAAAGAGGAAATGAAAGCATTCTATGAAGAATCAGTTCCTTACTTAGAAGCTCAAGCAAAGTATGAAAAGCTTTTGACAGACATTGAAGAAGCAAGATTTAAAAGAGCTAATTACCAATATCAGTTTGCTATGATGATGGCTCAGAGTGAAGAGGCGGAGAAAGAAGCAAAGAATTCATCTGAGGCACCAGAAAGAAAGCTTAAAAAAGATTAATTATGGCACTTGTTAATCAAGTACAGAAACGTGTTAAAATGCCCAAATGGGATGTTGTAAAGTTTCAGATTCTTACTCATTGTTATATTAACCGTATTGCAATGAGTGAATCTGATCTAAACTGTTTAACCTTACTCAGCTTTAATGAACCCATTGAGTTAACAAGCTTTTGTTATGATGCATCTTCTGATGAAGAAGGTATATTTAAGTCTCCACAGACTGTACGTAACTGTATTAATAAAGCTGAAAAAAACGGATTAATAGTAAAGGATGTAAAAAATAAAAAGATTATTATGATTAATCCTAATCTAAAAATTCAAACAGAAGGAAACATATTGTTAGACTATAAATTCTTAGGTAATGATACCAAAGAAAGCGTCTAAACTTTACAGAGAAACAGCAGAGGAACTAAATGTTGAGGAAGCATTAGTTGAAAATTTTGTAGAGTTTCTTTACAAAAATGTGAGAAGCTGTTTATCTAACCTAACTTATCCAAGAATAAATGTGGAAGGCTTAGGTCACTTTAACACAAAGGCTAGTTGGATAAGAAGATCAATTCAAAGATCTACTAAATTATTAGAAAATCATGATACCTCAACTTTTGGTGCCTATTCAAAGAAGTTGCGGATACAAGATAAACTTGATCTTCTTATTGAGCTGGAGAAAAAGATCACCCTAGAAGAGCAGAGAAAATCAATATTTAAAAATGAAAAATATGAATCTATTAAAACAAATTTGGAAGGAGAAGCACAGAATAATGGAGGGGATTAAAAACTCTATTATCCGTGATGAGTTTGTAGAAGATATAGCAGAACTAAGACTTGCTGTTTGTAATCAGTGTCCAAGTAAAGGAAAGAAGTGTGCTGTTAAAGGTACAGCTCCATGTTGTAATGAATGTGGTTGTTCCCTTGGTTTCAAGACCAGATCATTATCATCTGAGTGCCCTTTAGGTAAATGGGAAGCATTACTATCAGAAGAAGAAGAAGATAAACTAGATGCCTTATGAGTATAGTATTTAACGCAGCAGATCATAGTTACAAAAGTCAAGATGATAGCGGTATTGATTGGATCAGTGTAACTACATTAGTTTCACATTTTAAGAAAGCTTTTGATGCAAAGAAAGTTGCTGAAAAAGTTTCTAAGAATAAAAGATCTAAATGGTATGGTATTGAACCAGATGAGATTCAAAATATATGGAACTCTGAGTCAACAAGAGCAATTACCTTAGGAACATATTATCATAACCAAAGAGAATCTGACTTGTGTTCATTAGCTTCAATGGAAAGAGAAGGTGTAACTGTTCCTGTCTTTGCTCCTTTACCAGAAAAGGATGGTGCAAAATATGCTCCCTTACAGAAGTTAGAACCAGGAGTATATCCTGAACATATGGTTTATCTTAAGTCTGCTAGTATCTGTGGGCAATCAGATTTAGTAGAAGTGGTTAATGGTAAAGTAAATATCATTGATTATAAAACTAATAAAGAGATAAAGACTGAATCTTATGTGGATTGGGAAGGCAAATCAGAAAAATTACTTGCACCAGTAGATAGTTTAGATGACTGTAATTTTAATCACTATGCATTACAGCTTAGTATTTATATGTATATTATTCTTAAGCATAACCCTAAGTTAAAACCTGGTAGAATATTTATACACCATATTACATTTGAACAAGAGGATGTTGATAAGTGGGGGTACCCGGTTGCTAAACTTGATGGCAATGGTGAGCCTATAGTAAAAGAAGTAGTTCCTATGGCTATTCCTTATTTAGTAGATGAAGTAATAAGTATTATGCATTATTTGCATGAGAACAAACATAAAGTAAAAAAGAAATGATTATAAGACTATTTGATGTACAAAATGGAATTGTTATTCCTACTGAACATTGCTATACATTAAAAGCTTTAAAAGATGTTATGGATAATTATCCAGAAGATTATTTAAAGATATATCTGTATCTTTTTTACATGACCTGTCCTAATCCAGATATGAATCCGTTTTTTCATACTCCAGAAATTGATAAAGAAAGTATCATATTAAAAGAAATAGCAGCTGAGTTTTCTACAGAAGATGATGATATTCATATTGCTTTGCAATTTTGTCAAAGAATGTATGAAACACCAACATCTAGAGCATATAAAGGTATGGCATCTATGTTAGATAGATTGGCTAGATATATGGAAACAACTCAGATCACTGCCGGTAGGGATGGTAATATTAATTCACTAGTTGCTGCAGCTAAAAACTTTGACCAGATTAGAGCTTCATTTAAAGGAGTATACAAAGATCTCCAAGATGAACAATCTAGTAAAGTTCGCGGAGGCCAGGGGCTTGCATATGATTCTTAAACTATGAATGAAATTTATCAAGATATACCCTGTTGGGATAATGGTACATGGACAACAGTATCATTTGATTCTAGAGAAGAATTCTCAAGAACTATTGCAGAAATGTTTTCTGAACCTGGAAAATACAATTTTGATGAGACTAGTTTTCTTTTTAATCAAGAAGCCGTAAAGTTTAGAGAGCAGAATGTTTATTGTATAGCACCATTTAGATCAAGAGATTTTATATCTTATTGGGATGATCAGAAACATAAATGTAGAAAAGGAGTATTCTATATAAATGGTAATAAGAAATGGTATCTTACTAGAGATTACTATATGTGGTTAAACTTCTTACCTATCTTTGATAAGGAACAACAAAAGTTTGACTTTGCAAAAGTCAGAGATGCTCAGTATCACATGGCTTTATATGAACTACTAGCAGAACTTAATTATAAACATGTTGCTATTCTGAAGAAACGTCAGATAGCATCCTCATACTTCCATATCTCTAAGTTACTTAATCAGCTTTGGTTTGAAGCTGGGGTAACTTTGAAGATGGGAGCCAGCCTCAAAGATTATATCAATGAGAAAGGTTCTTGGAAGTTTATGTCAGAATATGCTGCGTTCTTAAATGAACATACGGCATGGTACCGTCCAATGTCTCCAGACAAAGTTCTAATGTGGCAGCAAAAGATTGAAGTAAGAAAAGGGGACAGAAAAACAGAAGTGGGTTTAAAGGGTACTATGCAAGGCATGTCATTTGAGAAAGATCCAACAAATGGTGTAGGGGGTCCGGTAAAATACTTCTTTCATGAAGAAGCAGGGATTGCACCAAAGATGGATTTAACCTATGAGTATATGCGTCCTGCTATGGCATCTGGTTTAATTACTACAGGAATGTTTATTGCTGCAGGATCTGTAGGAGATTTATCTCAGTGTGAACCATTAAGAAAAATGATACTTTCACCAACTGATACAGATGTGTATGCTGTTGAGACTGACCTTATAGACTCAAAAGGAACTTATGGTATGTCAGGTTTGTTTATTCCTGAACAATGGTCAATGCCTCCATACATAGATGACTATGGTAATTCACTTGTCAAAGAAGCATTAAAAGCTTTAGATGAACAATTTGCCGCCTGGAAGAAAGAACTTGATCCAGAAACTTATCAGTTAAGAATATCTCAGAGACCAAGAAACATAGAGGAAGCATTTGCCCATAGAAGTGTATCTGTTTTTCCACCACATCTTGTAACTGCACAACAAAGAAGAATAGAAGACAAAGAATATGCCTATGAATTCTTGGATATAAGTACTGATGAGAATGGTAAACCTTCTGTTAAACCATCTAATAGACAGCCAATTAAAGAATTTCCAGTAACTAAAAAGACTGAAGATAAAACAGGAGTACTAGTAGTTTGGGAAAGACCAATTAAAGACCCAACTTTTGGACAGTACTATGCTTCTATTGACCCCGTGTCAGAAGGTAAAACTACAACATCAGATTCATTATGTTCTATCTATGTTATGAAAGCTCCTGTAGAAGTTACAAAAGTAACTGGTATAGAAACTGAAACTTACATAGAACCAGATAAGATTGTAGCTGCTTGGTGTGGTAGGTTTGATGACCTTAATAAAACTCACCAGAGACTGGAGTTAATTATAGAATGGTATAATGCATGGACAGTAATTGAGAATAACATCTCATTATTTATCCAGTATATGATATCTAGAAAGAAACAAAGATTCTTAGTACCTAAAAGTCAGATCATGTTCTTGAAAGATTTGGGTGCAAATGCTAACGTCTTCCAGGAGTATGGTTGGAAAAATACAGGAACTTTATTTAAACAACATCTTCTTAACTATGCAATAGAATATACTAAAGAAGAATTAGATGTAGAAACTAA